TAATCAGGAGAAGGGGAGTAGTAATTGGCTCGGATGGATGCGAGCTACTTTTGGAATAATACCCGATAGGGAAGAAATGATCCTTACACATATTAGTTAATTATGGAAGAATTGGATGAAGATTTAAAGAAACCAAAAGGTCAAACATATGATCCTTATGGTCCTAATTATATTGGACCTTCTAATACAGGACAAGTTAAATACGGTCTTTTATCTGAAGCTGCTATGTTAGGAGGTGTTTATGCTGCTGTAAGAAACCCTTTAAAAGCTATAGAAATTTTAGGTATTGATCCAAGTGATCCAAAAGAATTAAGTTTAGAATTAGCTACACAAAAAGCTAGATTAAATCCTGGTAATTTAACCTTTGGAAAAGTAAAAAGATTAAAGAAAGGTATTGAACGGATTATTGATACAGTTGATACTATAGTATCTGGACCTAGACCAGCTTTTGCTACAGTTAATGTAGATGATGGTTTACTTAAAAGTGTTGTAAATCAAGTTACTGATACAAAATTTGAACCTAATACTGTATTTGCTTCTATAAGTCAAAAAACTAGACAAACAAAAGCTTATATAGATTGGACTAGAAGAGGTCAAAAATGGTTAGATAAAGCTAAGAGTGAAGGTAAGAAAAACCCAATGACAGGTTATGAAACTTTTAAAGATCCTGAAACTGGTATAACATATCGTAAAGGTTATACTACATCTAAAGATACTATGGGTAATATTGATTTAGATGGTAGAAAGATAAGAGATGCAAAACGTCTTAAAACAACTCGAATACCAGTAGAAGAAGTTGAGAAAATAATGAAGAAGTATAATCAACCTCCAGAAATGGTTAAAATGTTCATGGATTACCAAAAAGCTGGTAAAAAGGACATTGATTCTACTATTGCAAAGATTAATAAAAGAATTATAGAAGCAAGGAAAAAAGATCCAAACGCTTTCCCTGGTGTAAAAGCTAGTTTAGGTCATGGAAGAGCTGCATCTCGATATGAACATTCTGCTGATATAGTTTCTAATATTGATTTAGAAAACTTCTTTATTAATGTACAGAGGTCTAATTTAGATGAAGTAAGTGATCCATTTAATAGAGCTTTAGGTAGATCTTTAGATTTAGATGAAGAAATTTTAAAATTTATTGATAAAGATATAAGTAAATTCCATAAAGGATTTACACCAACAGGCGGTCCTTTAACAAGAAAACAAAAAGATATTGTTATTGATTATGTTAAAAAACGTATAGATAAAAATATTGATTGGAAATCACATACAGCACCTAAATTAGA